ATAACACTGATCTCCGCCAGTAGGAGGAGTTCCAATTCCTATATTAGTAACTAAAAATGTTCCATTTGCAACGGCAACTGGTGTTCCACTTACTGTTACATATACCGGAAATAACTGTTGTTGCATTAGTGTTTGTAAATTTTGATCAATTCCGTTTTGATAAACATAAGCGTTTAGATAATAGACTGTTACTACTGCACCATTACTTAAAGTTCCAGGACCAGCAGACCATAACACGGCATTTAACGCATTTTGACCTGAATATGCTAAATTCCAGAATGGATATTGAGTAATACCGTCGGGAGACTCCACGATAGGATAAGTGTACTGTCCTACAGCAGTTCCAGAGGCAGCTCCAGAACCAGCAGCTCCAATATATGCAACTTCGAATTGTGAAGTAGAAAGTCCAGTTCCTAAAACATTATAACCTACCGGTCCGTTTAAATAAGTTGGACCGGTCAAGATATTAAATTTTACTACTTCTCCTGGAGTTAAATTGTTTGTTCCTTCAAGAATAACTACTCCCGAAGCAGTAGAGTAAGAAGTAATATTTACCACGCCGCCCGCGGATAGAGTACCAGTAAAGTCAGGAGGAGCTCCAGGCCCAACTTGGCTTACTCTATCATTCCACTGAGAGTTATAGCCTTGGGGAGGATAAGTTCCTCTTAATAAATTACTAATTGCTATAAACTGTCTACTGTCTGCTGTAAAGCTTGAAGCAAACCCTCCAGGAACTGTATTAAACAGAGGAGTTAGCTCTCCTTTATCGTTAATTACATCTTCTCCCCACCATTGGCCGTTACTATCAAGAGCAAGGGTTTCTATATCTCCGAAGTTGTCCTCATAAGTAGTTACATAATTGAAGTTGGCAGAAGAAGGAGTAAGATAAGCTGTTATAGTTACGTATCCTACGTATATGGTAGCAGCGTCGGAAGAAGTAGCTTCTATACGAAGACCGAACTGAGTAGAATTCAAATCGAAATATAACCAAGGGGCGCCAAACAAATCATTGCTTCCCCCAAACGTTAATTGAGTAGAAGTGTTAGGTAAATAAATTGATTTAGCAGTTCCTACCGGGACTCCTGCTTTTAATAACTGAACTGTAAGAGTTGCTTCTCCTGAAGTATAAGCCGGAAAGGTAACAACAAATCCTTGAGGAGTAGAAGTGCTTGGAATAGAATATCCGAACCCTGTAATATCCAAAGCATCGGAAGAAGGTTCTGGTATGGAATAGAAAACAGTAACCATTAAACTATTCAGGTTTATGTTGCTTGTATCCGTTGCAGAAACATAGAAATTAACTACAAGTGACGCCAATACATCATTAGACCAATTCGCATATCCCCATAGATTTCCATTTCCTCCAAAAGTATAAGTAGCTGGAGAAGTTGTTAGAGAGAAAGCAGGTTCGGCCGAACCTACATTTAAGGCTGCTTGTACTGATGGGGCCGCTCCTGAATAATCTCCCTGAAACGAAACCTCAAGGCCAGTAACTGTTGCTCCGTCTGGCAAAGTCAATCCAGAAACAGCAGCTTGTAGTGTTTGTGCTGTTAGGGCAGGAGCAGTTGGATCGCTACCAGTAGTAACGACATACCAACTTGTTAAATATCCTTGAATAGAAACATAACCGGCTGGACCACAAGCACCATTTCCTTCTAACTGTAACTGAATCTGGTTTATGTTTGTAATTCCAGATATAGTAGTAGGTATTGTTACAGGACCAAAACTTGGGGCGCCCCAACTGAATATTCCATGCCAAGTAACCCCGCCGTCTATCGAATAACTTACAGCAAACGCACCACCACCTTCTACAGCATTTACTGATCCATTTACAACGAAATAAAGAGTGCATTCGGTTTCAGCAACGGAAGGAAGACCGCTTAAATAACTGTAAACTGGGGGAGGGGAAGGATTAGAAGAATTAGCATTGAATACTATATTTCCTGTAGAAGGGGCATAGTAAGTAGTTCCACCGCCGCCCCCTCCAGATGTCAACGCTACAGAAGCAAAAGCAACAGTCGAGTCTATATTACTTGGATTTACCCAAGGAACACCTCCGCCTACAGATGTTCCAGAAGAAACAACTGACGACGCGCTGCTTGAGTCAGACACCAATGCTACGCTAGCATACACGCTTGTGTTTACCAGAACGTTGTCAGGATCAGTCCATACAACTCCACCTATAGGAGTGTCTACTGCTACTGTGGCGGGTTTAGTAACAGAAGAACCGCTATAGGTGAATGGATTAAACAACCCTTGACGAGTAAATACAGAACCTACCGTGAAATCACAATTCAGGTTTCTTGGAGACGCCCCCTCAGGAAGATCGTGAGGTTGTGCTAGAGTAATAACCCCGCCGAAGTTCTCAAGATGGGCAGATTGCCTTTGTGAATTGTTATTCATTGTTCCTCTTAAACTGCTGTCATTGTAAGAACATTCCAGGTTGCCGCAGTAGCTACTCCTGTAGCAGAGCAGAAGTATAAATTGCCATCGGTTCCTGCTACTAATTGACCAATAGTTCCTGCTGTAGCTGCGCTGGTTGGAGGAGTTACAGGAGTTAATTGAACAGTTGTATATTCCGAGCCGCCCCAACCAGATTGATCAAAAAAATGAAAATTATTATCTATGGTATTCAAATAAACTGAACCTAAAATTGGATTCATTACTTCAGCGTCGTTATATCCGTAAGCTGTTTCACTGGCGGCAAACCTAGGAGCTTTTACTCCAGCCGAAAGAACCGTAGACAAGTTAGGAGTAGCTCCAGTAACTGCAGTAGATACTACAGAAGAACGAGTAGAGGCGTTTGGTGTTAAAACGAACTGCCACTCAGTTCCTACTTGATCTATAGTAGAAGTATCTGTTAGAGTGGCTACAATCTTTCCTGTAGAGTCCATGTATCCAGTCAAAATAGTATCAGATACAGGTACTCGATTAACTGTAGCTACTCCGCCGCTTACGGTTATTAAAGTAGCAGACCAAGCGCCATTTGCCCAAACTTGCCCGTCCGAATCGGTAATAACCGTATTAGTTAGTATAGATGTTGACATGTTTCACCTCAATATTACTGCTTTACGAAAGTAGCAACAAATTCAATTACATCGGCTACAACAGCATCAGGCAAACCACCGCCGGCGAGCTCATTCAGAGCGTCTCCAGAAGCAGTTCCAGTAGTGAAAATCTGAACCTTGCCAGTAGACTTGTTATACCCATAAACAAACCCACTACCAGCAACAGACTCAAGAGTCAAACTATCTGGAAGTAAGTTTAAGGTTGGAATCAGAACTGTATCTCCAGAAGCATAAAGATAAGGAGGAGCTACAGGCACTTGGCCTCCAGCTACATAAGTTCCTGCTGCCCAAACAGCGTTACCGCGTAGAATCATGCGAGTGTTAGTCATATCAACGCCATAAGGCTCGTTGAAAACAGTTAGCGTAAGAGAGATAGCCATTTGTGTTACTCCTTTATTAATACATTGCTCGACCGAAGTCGTTTTTTCCGTTATGGCCACTCTTAAAGATTGGCCTAACATTGTTTATTCCTTGTCTGGACCTTGTAATCTGTTGACGTAATTGAAATACAGACTTTTTAGCTTGCTGTTTGGCGTCTTCTAAGGTGGCGCCGCCTAGCCTGCGAGCATATCTAACAGATATAGCATCGGCTACGGCTTCCTGAGAATCCAAGATAGGAATATAAGTGTCATCCCAATCTATATTAGGAGAAGCTAAATCAACGAATGTAAATTCCCACCGTATACGAATATCCATTGGAAGAGTGGAGCCATTAAACCATATTCCATCTGAGCGCCACTCCCACTCACCTAAACTCATCTGCTGATTACAAGGACGAAGGGCGCCGGTAGCTTGAGGAACCAAACTGAAAGGATAATTTGTTCCAGACGGCCGCTGCCATACTTCCAAAGGATATAGCATATTGTTTGGCAAAGTAAAATTAGGCCAAACTTGAATCCCATCGAAATAACCGGTAAATTGTAACGCTACTTGAATTGCTGGGTTTGCTACTCCAGCACCGAGAGGAGAGTTTACAGGAGGCAAACTGTACAGAATATAGTTATCACCGTAAAGTGTCGGCTGCCCCATTATACGAATCTCACGATAGATTTCTCTGATCGCGCTATTCATAAGTGTGGGAAGAGTTGTACTTTTATTGGTTCCTGGAATTAAAGTTCCAGAATCGTCGTACTGCGGGTTAGTTAAAATCTGACCTTCACCTGGAGTTCCAGTCAGACCACGCTTGTCGTCGTCGACAAAAGTTCTAACCAAGTTTGCTACTTGAGTAAGCGACGGATATGAAGTTATTCCGATGGGTGGCATTACATTTTACCTCAAGAATACTTATAAAATCCTTGCGTGGAAGGGGTTGAGACTTATTGAGACCAGGATTGGGAAGGGAGACACTTCCTAATAGTCTTTCCTCCCACGCAAGAGGTTAGGCCGCTATCTCCTTGCGACCAACTTTAGAGAATCTATCGGGGAATAATACCTTTGCTCTGACTTCATCCAATATGGCAGAGCAATGAGGACAGACAGCAGCTTTCGGGTGAACTTTCTCGTAGCAGTTTGGACACTCAATCTTACCAAAAGTGTCATTCTTTGCACGATAATTGTTATTATGCCAAGAGAAATTCAAAGGGTCGCCATTCTTCTGGCTAAAGTATTCGGCCGCGGCGTGTGCTGTGCGCGTAACGGCGTTCTTTACAGAAGCAGGATCTTCTCTTTCAATCTGAGCTAATACGGCAAGCTCTTTGCTAAAAGTAGCTTCCATTCTACGCTTCGCTGCTGCTACTTCTTCTGGTTTAGGAGGGTTACTTAATGACCAGAATACTCCAAATGAATTTAGATTATTTTTTGGATAATCGAGCTGTGCTCCGTCCCAGTCCTGGTCTAGTCCTGGATTCTGCGGATTTAGCATTTTGGCGGCTTCTAAGTATCCATTAGTCCAGCGAGTAAATCTTATTCCGTTAGTATCGAAATCCTCAACAGGAAAAGGATGAGCTACTTCTCCTACTAAAACATACTCTTCTGTTGGTGGACAGGCTTTTATATATAGGTGTGGATGGTTTGGAACTCTTTGGATCCCTTGTTCTTTACCCCACGGAAGGGGACTTACACTGAAAATATAAATAGGAATGCTGGAAGGCGCATAGTTATCAGTAACTAATAAAACATTAGGCGTCATCATCCTATTAACTTGTGTTTCTTTTTCTTGAGCTACTTCTGGAACTTCTCTATAAGGCATTTACTTGTCTCCTAATTGATTGCTGTGTTGGACTGCAGGCGCCGGTATCTGTGTAAAACATCTATCTGGCGAGCCATAGTTTGGAAATCTCTTTCCAGTTTGCGCTGTTTATCCTCTAACCATGCTGTAGAAGATAACGTTTCTTTACGAACGCCGTCGGCGTAAGCATCTTCAAAGGTCTGCAGAAGTTTAGCTTTTTCGGCTTCTTCCGTAGCCTTGTTGAACTTCATCTTTGCTTCTATACTAACTTCCATTCCTGCTAAAATAACAGGAATTATAACATCTACTAGTTCGCTGGTCAATTCGTAAGCTTCAATAAAAAGCTGACCGTTATGAAACTCCTTGTCTATTAAGGGAAGTAATAATTGGTAACTTCCGCGATAAGGATATTCTCCTAATAAGCATAATCCTGTATTAGGGTCTCGGTTGTTATTATAGAACTGAGTCGGTGTTTCTGGTGGAAGAAACGGCATATTAACGCTTATTCCTGGAGGGCACCATTGTAACAATACCCAGTGAGGCAAGTTATCGAAAGCTGGAACCTCTCTATAACCTACGAAAGTTTCTCCAGCAGCTTCCCACTCTCCACCTTGAATCACAACTTCAGCTTGTGACCAGGCTAATCTAAAGATTGGATCTCCGTAAGGATTTAGCCCGCCAGCATTAGTAATTCTCTCTTGTAAAAGGTCTGGAGGATAAATTATTTCTCTGACATTTCTATCTAGAGGTTTCATCTTCCTTATCCTTAGAGGCTACTTCAACGTATACCCGTTCAACGTACTTACAGTTACGAATATCTACGAGAGAAAACTTCTCTCCTTCAAACTCTACATCTTCGGAAAGAAGACCAAACTTAACTAAATCGCCAGGTTTAGCATTATCTCCTACAGAAGAACCAACCGCTACTATTACTCCTACTCCTGGCCTTTGCCGATATGATTCAGGAATCTCAAGGTTTAATCCAAACCCTCTTGTGTGCTTGTGGTGTTCTGCTCCGGATTGACGTATTAGAATGTTAAAGAATAACGGCTCAGGAGGACTAAACTTAAATCCGGCTGCTTCCGCCTTTTCTTTCCATTCGGATTGCGTATTCTGCTCTGGGTCGAACTCTCCTCCGGGCTTCCAATGATCTTTAAGAGAGAGTCCTTTAATTTTACGATTATCTACTATAATGCTTGATTTTTCCACATTTTGATAAATCTGGTTAGATTGTTCCGCCATTTCTATTGTCTCCCTTTAAGTTTTATTACGTTTCTTTGCTTCACGTTTCTTCGCTGCTTCACGCATCTTCAGAATAGTTTCTGGAGAACGTTTGCCTCCCTTATTACTTGCCGCACATTTCTTTTGATGCTCAGAGCCTGATAACATATCAGGTCTTTTCTTTCCAATTTTAGATTTACTTACTTTTTCGCACCACTCAGGTGTATATAAATTTTTAGGATGATTATGATTCTTAGAAATTAATGCGCAAGTTTCAGGACTTACAACTTTACCTGTCTGACTTTTTGATATGTTAGCATTCCATTCAGCAGAATGAGGACCAGTTTTCTTTCCTAACTTGGCTGCTCTCATTTTAGTTTTGGATTTAGCAGAATGGTGCTTGCCTTTCATTCCTGGAGGATTGTCTCCTCCGTCTGTCATATTCCATAAACAACCAGTACCTAAATCTATACGACCATACTGTTTAATTAAAGATTTCTCTAAGCATAAAGCTTCTTCGTTGCTTATTCCTGTTGAAATAAAAATAATGTTGTCAGTATTTACTGGCGGCTTAATTCTATGTCCTTTTATACTCCAAGCACGTTTTCCACAACCCTTACCTATATAGTAAGGAGAACCTGCTGGACCATGCTTGCTATTTTTAGAACGAATATACTTATAAACATAAAACTTGTTCATGGTATTACCTCTAATGAAATAATACCATGAACTTTACAATTAACCAAATACCCGCGAAAATCAAAAGTTAATTGTTGCAAAACATCATGCTTGTAAGTTGTTCATTCTTATATAGTTGGCTCAGCAGCACCATACGCAAATAGGCCTTGTTTAGGAGCAGAATTCGCGAAGTTGAAGGACACAACATAAGCAAACTGGCTAGAAGTCAACCAACCATGACCCGCAGGATCAGGAACTGGTACAGTTGTCTGTCCGTTGCCGTAGTTATGGAGTTGAAGAGGAATCAACTCGCCAATGTTCCAGTTGTCAGTCAACAGAAGGTCAAGACGACCGACAGGCTGTACATAGGAAACGTGTGACTCACGGCCGCCATAAGTCTTCTGGAAATACTTCTTGCTCACGTCAGGCACTTCCTTGCCTTCCTTGAACTCACCAGAGTTGTTGACTTGTTTAGAGTAATACTGAGTCTGTGCGATAGCGTAAGCTTGGCCTTCAGGAAGAATGTAAATTCCAGAGTCCTTCGCTTTATTATCCGCACCCATTGCACGACCAAGCAATGCTTCAGCACGAGCCGAGAAGGAAGCCACGATTGGGGCGCCGTCAAGGTTAACGGAAGGAGTAGTAATACGATTTGGGAATGTTGCGCGGTTATAGCCGGCCAGAATACCTGTAGTTGCAGAGTTCTGCCAAGCTGTAGTTCCGAACACGCCTTGATTCAAAGCACCGCTGGAACCAGCAATCATAATATAATCGCCTTGAGTAGTGTTGGCCGGAAGAACAGTGCTGAAGAACAGAGTGCTGGTTTCTGGAGAGTTAACAGAGATAGTTGCACTACCGCGAGCGGTTCCGCCTTCGGATGGGAAAATCTGAACAATCTGATTATCCGTGAAAGCCATAGCGCGAACGCCAGTAATGTAAGCTACAGAGTTTCCAGTTCCACCAGAAAGAGAAATAATAGCACCAGCCGGAATTTGAGTGATAGCACCGGAAGAGTCACCGTAGCAGATACCTTCCAGACCAGCCATAGCTGAATCAAGAGAGTTCTTTAGTTCCTCAGCCTTAAGCGCGATACGGCTGCGCTGCTTGCCAGTTGAAGCAAGCTGTGCCAAAGTGGTAGTTTCGCATACAGCATAATGCCATACTGGGCTTAATGCGAAGTCGCCCCATACGGATTGATTGCCACGCCCTAACGAGTCGCCGTCACCAGTACCTTGGGAGACAAAGGCGCCACCCTGTACACGGAACGGAACACGGAAAGAAGGACGAGTCGTAGTTCCAGCAATGGTTTGGAAAGAAACCGGAACCTTAGTAAAACGATCCTGTGCTAACGACCAGAAGGTGTTAGATTTAGGAATCAGAGAGGGAATCTTTGCGGCAAACTGTTCTACTTCAACAGCTTCCACAGATGCTTCAACGCCGAGTGCCATAATATTACTCCAAAAAGGAATTTTGTGTTTCTTATCTCAACAAAATAGAGGTTGAGTCCCTTTGAGGATCCCCACTGGCTTTCCCGTTAACGCGGCTGGTGCGCGACAAGTGTGATGCTCTCCACAAAGCCGATAACTTATTTCCCTGTCATAGTTTTAATGCCAAGTCGATGGCGTACTATAAGAACCAGGATTTGTGGTTTATTACCGTTGTAAACTTGACTTACAATACTTAGCTTCACATTCAGAAGATCCGCAAATACAACCAGGATCGCTGACGTGAATCTTATTCAAATGTCCTGATGGAAGAGAACAGGAATGTGTTTTTCCATCCCTATTCGACTGCCATGAAAAACTACACTTCGAACCTGCGTTACTCCTTATTTCTGCAAGAAGGCTTAACTGTACACCCTCATCTGTGGGCCATGACTTTAGCGCCATGTTACAAACTTTCCAGAGGATTTCAAGTATCCTTTATTCTCTATATACAGAACCTCTGCGTTAGGTTTATTCCAATCTAACTGTGAATCTTGCGGAGCCTTTGTCAGCATTATTGGCTTACCTGGAGAAGCAGGAACTTCTCCTGTCTTTGTTGCTTCCTTCTTAACAGCAGTAGACGCGCCGCCTTTAGGAGAACCAAAAATAGAACTTGCTACAGACGCTGCTAATTCTTTGAATAACTTATTATATTCAGCTGCCTGATAATCAGCTATCGATTCAGGAGTTACGTTTTTAGTACCCAATCTAATTTGCAATTGTTTGTTATAATTTGGATTGGCGTTTAAACTATCCCAAACTTTAGCATTCAGTGTTTCCTTATAGTGGGCAGACTGTGCTTCGCTAAGTTTATAATTCTTAGTTTGCTGACTGACTATAGAATTTACTACTGGAGCTATCTTAGTCATAGCGGCAGATTCGACCTTGCCGATAAAGAGTTGCTGCTTCTCCTGTTTAATAGAAGCTCGTTCTGCTGCTAACGGGTCTGCTCCTTTGGTTCCTTTTTGCACCGATACGGACTTTAAATTATTAACACCCTTAACCTGTCCGTCTAACCAAGTCGCAAGCTGCGTTACCATAGAAGCAAGCCTGGTAGGATCTTTCTCTTGCAGCATCTGTCCTACATGGTTGAAAACTCCATTTGAATTAAGGAGATTTATTACATAAGGAGCAACCGCCTCAGTAAACGCTTGAGGGTCTGCGTTTGCTAATTTTTCCAAGTAAGTTGGAGCTAACGCAACTGCTCCGTCTGGAAACAGTGTAAAGATCTCATCAAGTATCTTTGGATCTCCAGCGTTTAATAAACTGTCTTGAGTATCGTATGCTTCTATACGTTCTTGAAGTGTACGTACTCCGTCTACTCCTCCTACAGCTTCGATAAGTTCTTTAGCGGCCGTAGCTTCTTCGAATGTAGGGAATGCTTTCTTATATGTAGTTTCAGTTCTAAAGTGTTCGTCTGCTAATTGCTTTAGAATCTTTGCTTGCTCAGGATGTTCCTCACTAAGTTTGCGAACTGTGTCTCTTATAGATTTACCTAAAGCTGCTGGAGTTTCTTCTGTCTTAACTCCGCCTTTATTTGCTGTTTCAGTTTCGGTATCGGCTTCTATAGAACCGTCTTCGGCTAGTTCTACGCCTTCTTCAATTCCTTCTGCCCCTGAATCTTCTAGCTGAGTATCGTCTGCTCCACTGTCTAATACATCCATTACTTCATCTGCTGGCATTTATTTGTCTCCGTTGTTTGTTATTACTTCATATCTGGATATTTGCGTTTTACTGCTGCTCTAACTTTAGCTTTTTCTTCTTCGGTTCCAAACTGAGATACACGAGCTAAGGCATTCTGAGCATGAGCTCTATCGTGTATGGGATATCGTCTTCCTGGAAGAGCGAACTCATCAGTTGGAATAGCTTTACGTTCTTTTGTATCTAATACAGACATTGTTAACTCCTACTCGTCAATAAGTCCTAAGGCGCCGCGCTTCTTCTTTTTAGGAACTAGAGACTCTAAACCTTTTGCAACTTGTTCAGGCTTGCCTTTAATCTTTACTTTCAACTTCATCTCTGCTGGCTTATCTTTCTTTTCCATATTACTCCTTTGCAGGGTAAATTCCAAGAGCACCTCTTGTCATTTTCTTTTTCTTTTTAGGTGCTTCTTCTGGTAAATCCTTAGGTGAACCTGTAGCAGATTCCCATTCTTTAACACCTTCATCACCTAACTTTTCTTTAGCATCTTCTGTATGTAACCATCTAAACTGCTTTTTCGAGGTTGCTGGCATTTAAATACTCCAAAAGTCTTTTATAAATTCCTGGTTGATTCTCTTCTACTCCAACTAACACATTACAGTAACGATGCAATAACTTACGAACTTTTCCAGTATTATGATCGTGATCTACACATGACTTCATAAAATCTAAATCTAATATTTTGTTACAAACTGGACATATTCCTTTTTGATCAATATACATTTGTCTTTTTACTTCTATTCCTATTCCATATAACCTCCTTAATTCATTATTTTTATGTTTGTCTTTATTTTTTATATACCAATCTTTAGACCTATTGGCATTTTCTATTCTATGTTCTTCATCATATTTTTTTCTCATTAATCTTCTTGATTCTTTATTTCTATCCCACCATTTTTTGCCTCTAATCTTAGATTGTTCTTTTGCCTTAATAGGATCTTTATACGGCATTATGACGCTCCAAATACTGCTTCTTCTGGTTTACCTAAAATTGTTTCTACTGTATGGTTCTTTCCGTCGAAGTATATAGCAGCTACTCCTCCAGGCTGAACGCTATCTCCAAACTCAGGCTCTACTTTGTTGGCGCCTTCTGTAGCATTGACGAGAGCAGTCACGTTAGATGTATGACCTACGAACAGAACCAATCCTTCTGAGTTGTTAAGGTAGTGTTCAAAGAAAGCATAACTTCTGTTTTCGAACGCTGTCAAGCTTTCTCCCCCTGGAACTACTACGTCAGGAGATTCTATAAACAACCTAAGAGCATCTCCATGTTCGTCTCTATTATGTCCTGAGAAGAAACCAATATTCCAAGGGAGCAGGCCGCGGGTCTGAGTTACTTCTACGTCATGCTTAGCAGCTACAATGCTTGCTGTTAGAAACGCTCTTAACAGAGGACTGCATAAAATAGTCTTTATAGGATACTTACTCAAGAAGTTGGCAGCGACAACTGCTTGGGCCTTTCCTTTACTGTTAAGAGGAATATCAGTCCAGCCTCTATAACAGTTGGAAGCGTTTAAAGAAGTATCTCCATGACGAAGTATAAGTGCTTTAAGCTGCTTCATTTACAGTCTCCGGCGCTTAGTAGTCTTTATCTCGTTATAGGGAGTTCTTTGTATTGTCTCTATTTCCTGTTCATTAGGCTGGTTTTCCTGTTGAGGGTTAGGAGACTGAATACCTGCAATTGCCAGTATCTGATTTATAATGTCTGGACTAAGCTTACCAGACAACGAAACTTTAGGCGCAGGTGCTGCTGGCTTCGTAAACTTCTTAGCTATGTCGTTATGAGATTTCCAATATAAGAATACATTAGTCCACTTGTTCCAACTCTGTTTATGTTCAGGGTCGTTATCTGGACTTTCCTGATTAGCCGCTCTGCGTAATCTACGTCCTTCCGCTGCTTGCATCCATGAGAAGACAGTTGCTGCTATAGTAGCATGATCTACGCTATCGTCTTGTGGAACTTCTATACTTGGTAAATACTGAGGAGTCTGTTGTAACTGTTGCTGCAGGTCTGTTACCTGCTGCTCCATACTCTGTCCACCTTGTATGATAGAAGGATCTACCGGCCCAGTCTGAGCTAATTGAGCAGCTTGACTCTTAGCTTCTTCGTGTTCCTTAGTCATTTGGTCTAACTGCTCTGATAGCTGCTGCCATTCAGGATTTAGAAGAGGCTCTGATTCGAGAAGTAGGTCTATATCTTCAAGAGCTCCGTCTTCTGCGTCGGCTTCGTTGATAGTTATAATATCATCTATGTGCAGGGCTTTTACTATCTCACGGGCATTGGATGCGCTGGAGATAAGAGTAGCTACTTGTGGGTCTGCAGATGCCATGTTAAGTATCTGTAGAACTTTGGCTTCTCTCTGGGCGCCTGACTCTGGAATCAATGTAAGAGTTTCGGCCGTGCATTCGCATTCGCCAGTATTGTTTGTTTTCAGTGTAGAAGGATTTATAGATATATAGTTGTTATTGACGTTTGCGTGCATCTCTGAGTTACCGTTCTCAGCGCAGCAGTTGGCCGCTTGACGAACTGCTGTAGCAAACATCTGATTAATAACAAGCCATGGAGTACCAATACGTTCCAATGCTTGCTGGAAACGAATCTGAGTTGCTCCTACTGTGTTGTCTGCACCCTCTCCTCCACCAAATAAGGCCGGAGTTCCACCATCTATAGACTGAATGAGAGGCCCCAAGTACCACTGGAACATTTCAGGCATACCTTGAATAGGAGTAGGAGCAGGAGTCATTCCAACTAATTGTTGCATCTCCATTCCTTCTGGAACTGCAACTTCAAGGAATCTTGTAGTGCTTGCTTCTAACTTATTAATCTCTTCTGCATTGAATGCTTGCTGTTCAAGCAATACCATTCCTATGGAACCACGAACAAACTTATCCCACAGGTCAGCCCATATATTTATTCTCTTCTGTATGGAAATATCGGAACTTCCAAGTGAGCGCCTGGCTTGTCCGAAGCCTCTTGTAAACATACCAAGGCTTAAATGGTCGTCCATCGATTCTTCCCAGCAACATACAAACTCATTGCCAGCCATTATAACAAACAATCCTTTAGGAAAGTTTGCTATTAAGAAACCACGATGTTCATCTGGTACTTTATCGTCATAGAAAGTGCCTGGACGATTCCAGGTATACCCCATCGTTACTTCTCTGATGCCGCTGGTGCCTAATAACTGGTTACCTACTAAGCCTATACGGGTATTGATACGAGCTATCCGCTCGAACTCTAATTCTCCAGCAGTTCCCATCGAAGGCTTAATCTTCTTACCCATCCAAGGGTATGTAGCACGAGCTACTGCGTAGTCTAATTCTTCGAATATCTGAGCGTACCCTGCATTTTCTAAGTCGTCTACCAACATAGGTAGTTTTGATTCCAACAGTCCATGGGCTGTTGTCTTCTCTATTATTTTAACCTCGCCGTCTTCATTCTCACCATTCTTTATGTTTGCAATAGAGCGAGTCCACATTATAGCGCGTGGGTCTGTCCAAGCTATACCTATAATCTGCCTTTGCAGTTCAGGAGATTTGTTATATTTTTCCCATAAATATTTATATGAGTTTGCCGCTTCTGCATAAGCTACACTTTCAGGAGACTTATTCTTGCAAGGAGCGAAGTTTACTTTAATCTGTCCTCTACATAAAGCACTTGTTAGAATATCTCCTTGAGCTGAATAGATGTTTGTAGCATATAGGCCGGCGTCGTTCATTTCTTTGACGCCATTACCTTTAGTGTCAGTTGGATTGCAGGCGGCGAACTGCCAGCCTCCTCCATTGCCTTCTTCAAGATACTGCCAACCTCTATCGTAATGACGCTCTTCCCAACAGCATAACACACTAAACCGTCTGGATGATTCATCGCTTGAAGCGTATCCAGTAGTAAGAGACTTTATAGTCTCCATCATAGATGGATTGTCTGCGAAGTCGTCTGGCTTCCATACTTTACTTTGTGTTACAATTACCTCGGAAAGCGTGCCTGGAGCAGGGGTCGCCAGAGTGCCCGGAGCAGAGGTATTGTCTTCTTTAATTGGTTGTTTTACTTCTTCTGCCATCTCAACCTCTTAGCGGGATTGCATAACTTTATGCAGGCTATCAGAAAGGCCGGCCTTCATTCCTACATCTTGAGAGTCTTCAGTATCGTCAGCCTTGAAGGCTTCCTCTACCTCTTCCGGGCCATAACCTTTTTGTTTAAGAGTAGATATGGCCTCCATAGCTTCTGGGTCAGATGTAATAGGTTCCTTAGATTCTTCTTTACCTACTAAGGATGGTAATTTGCCTAACTTACCAAGAGGTTTAGTTTCTGGTTCAGGTTCAGAAGCAGGCATTACCATTCCTAGGGCGCCCCTTATTAGTTTCTGATTGTTTGCCATTCTATTTATCCTTCTGTCTAGCTTGAACTGCTGCTTTAGTCCTCTGGTAAGATTCCCACCCTAATCCTTTTAAGTCTGCCTGGTCTATAGGAGGCTTAGGGATCCTAATTGGCTTGGGAGCTTCTATTGCTTGAATCTTGAATGCCAGTAGTTGTTCTACTGCTATATCTGCTCTACGGGTCTGGGATGCTAACTGTCCTTTAAGGTAGTCCACCTCATCCTGTAGATGATAACGATAAGGAAACAGTGACCGGAATAATATTTCATACCACTTTAACATTTACTTTCTCCCGGATTGCCAAGAAGGGGGTAAAAATTGCTTCTTTGGTTTACTCTTCTTTTGAGCATGAGCCCAAGCTAACGTCATTCTCTGAGCTGGAGTTGCTGCATTCATTGCTTCGTTGAATATGTCTTGCTCTGTCTTCTTCTTTGGAGCTAACATACTCTTTAATCCATAGCGACAATTATGTACTAATAGACCATTGGCATAAAATTCATGAGCATCTTCTACTTCAAGGTCGTATACATCCTCGGACGTCGCCCCTTGCAACTCTACTAATAGCAGCACATTTTCTTGAGAAGTAATTATATCACCATACCTGATAGTATCCAAAGAAAGCCAACCCTTATCGGTATGGAACTTGTGTTCTGGAGTGCATACTATTTCTGTACCATCAGAGAATGTAGCTTTTACTACTCTGGCATTCTTTCTATTAAGCCAGCTGCGTCTAATTCTACGCCAGCCTTTACGAGTCATAACATAATCATTAGTAGTTACTTGTTCTATTGGAACCTGCCCTCTTCTGGTCCATATCATAGTTCCTGCTGCAAAACAAGCTTCTGATATGTCTTGTTCTATCTTTGCTGTAGATAAGTCTGTCTTCAATACACTGTCAAGATTGTTTGGGTCACGCATTAATATAGGCAGGGCGGCCAGTAATTGAGGACATTCACTTGATATTAACCAAGCATCCTCATATTGAATACCGTTGGGATCTACTCCTTTAAACTTAGCAGCTTTTAGTAACTTCTCCATAAGAGTATAACCTCCCTTACGGTCGTTATCGGCTTTTATAGGTAACGGTAAGCCGGCTGGTCTTAATTCTTTACCAATCTGTGAGCCTACTGAGTTTGGATCCTCTGTTACACACTCAGGAGATAAATAGAAAGCGTGTAATAATGGTTTCTCTATTGCTGGAGTGCTTTCAACTATAAGCCGGCCGACTTCTGTAGTTGTGCGTTCATTAACGCACATCTCCCTATAAGTTACTATAAGATTTATAGGCTTTGTAAGTCCAGTCCATCCAAGATATTGAGCTGCTTCTGTTGGCTTTAAAGCAATACGATAATGCCACAATATAGCTGTATAGTGTTTTTCTCCCCAGTCACCAGACAGCCAGTAATTAGCCCAAGGCTTTTGAATCTGGTCGACAAGGTTGGGATTTAATCTTACAGCTTCCAAGTCGAATGAGTTAGCAAAGTAGGCTCCTTCAACTGTATCCCAAGATCCTTCCCAGTCGGCTTTGGAAATTACAGGATCACCTTCGAATAACGTTTTTGTATATGGTCCTTTTAATGCAGCGTATTCTTTTCTTTGATCGTCAGTCCATCTATAATAGTCTATTACAGAATATCCATCTTTTTTTAAAGCCTCTTGTACCCAGTAGTAGTTATCCCAAGGGTCGAACTTAAAGAATATATAATCCTCAGGGTCGCCTACTTCTTTTAGATGGAACATCTTCCTAAGGTCTTGTATACAAGACCCGCGCATGTTAAAGAGCAAGACAAGTTTAGCTATAGGGAATTTAGGAAGTATAGACCTGCAAGCTTTGCGGATTTCAGTTATTTCTTTTAGTGTAAACTGCTCAGCTTGATCTATTAGAATTGTATTATAATTACCTGACCTGAAAGCTTCCTCTACCTGGTCGTAATTCTGAGCATACTTAAACTCACAGGATGATTTCCCAATTCTTAATACTGCGGGAGGACTTACTTTTAGGTCTGATGCTACCCAAGGGAACTCTGTTTTGATAGGCTCTATATGGAATGGAACAACTTGAGCTACCCATGTTCTCATTACCAGACAGATCTTGATGCCAGGGAATTCTGCCATTAAAGTAAGAATGCATCTGTCGGCGCCGGAGCTCTTAGAGCTTCCTCTGCCTCCGCCCACTCCTATTACGGAATGCGTACCGGTTCTTAATTCCTTCAGTAACTTCCTTTGATTAGGAATTAAAGGTATTTCGACTGCTGGCATTAGGACCTGCTTACATAATATATGTTTCTACATAGAAAAAGCCCGATCCCTATTGATCTTCGGAATCAGGCTCATCAACATATCGAACTAATATCTCAAGCGGAGCTTCTTTGTCGCCTGCAAGAGTAACCTTATCGTTCTGATTTAATACATGCTTAGATAAATGAATAAGTAACGGCACGTTTCCTTCTAGCGCCAGCGCATACTGCTTTCTGCGGAGAGATATCTTTGCATTCTCTATACCATTCTTGAAGTATTTAGAGAATCTACGGCTAAGTGTTGATTCTGAACAATTAAAGACAGCAGCAACTTCGCTCATAGTGCATCCAATGTTGCACAAAGCTTCTAGTTGCTTTAAGTCTATCTTTTTGTTGTCTTTAGCCATTATAACTATTTTCCTATCAGATATTTGCTTGTTTAGGTTGTCTAGGTTGTCTACTGTCAGGTCGTGTTCCTTAATGAGCACGTATTAGTCTTTAATGTGCTATATGGAGCTATTAGGTTTACCTTTATTGTTAGGAGGTTTACCTTTTCGTGCTTTACTTAGTTTAGCGCGGGTCTCTTCAGATATTATTCGTTTTTGTTTTAGGTCTCTCTCGTTGCGTAAATGATATACTTTAGGCGGCCGGGTGGCCTTTGGTTTAAAATATTCCCAACGATGACATTTACAGCAAGATGGAGATATTACTCTGGACCCGTCCGCTAATGGTTCAGGACATATACAAGATGTTCTAGCTAGCCTAACGGGAAATTTAGGCATAGGAGTTACGAAGTCGGTCTCTGTTATTTCTTCCATACTTATATATTGTATCACGAGTCAAGTCAGAAAGCAAAGTAGTATGATAGACCATCATGTAAGCTTTCTATTAGACTCTAACTTATCCCTAATGGCGCCCCAGGATTTATTCTTTAGAAGAATATTACTCGAACTGAGGCGCCGGCGGGAGTTAATATGTAGCTGACAGAGTGTTATACCCTATACCGCTGTCTAGTATACTACTCTCTAGGTATAGCGTTGACTAGACCCAAGTCTATTATAGTTAGTTGCGTTCTGAACAGGCTGCGTTCTAGGATAGATCTCTCTGCGGTGTTTTTCGATAAGCGAAACTCGATTGTTTTACGAATCTCTTCAAGTGCTTTAGCTACATCAAATAGCGTCTGAATAGTCTCAACAGGTATAGATTCTTTTATCGGAGATTCAAGTTCGGATTTCTTTTTCATAGTGGTCCACTAACTGGGTCTGGTCGAGTATACGAGATTGTGAATATACGATGGGCGGCGGCCAACCAGCTGCATTATCGAGGAAGTCCTTCGGTGGAGTAGGCTGTGGAGAACTAATCCTCAATCTCGTTCAACAAGGCGCTATCGCCATGAAACAGCTTACTGAAATAGTTGTATTGTAACGCTGCCAGCTTTTCGCCTTCATCAGTAAACGGAAAAACTCCAAGATATACGGTCCGGGACACGCCATCTACAATATGAGTTATTTGTGCCCGATAATATTCATACCCATTCGGGCGCCAAATACTTACTCCTTTAAAGCGAGAACTTAGCTCCCTGCTTTGTTTTCGGGCATTGCAATTGTTTTGGCTTACCGAGGCGATTCGAAGGTGCTGCTCGCCGTTCCAGACCTTGCAGTTAATCAGAGTCGATTCTGGCATTAGCCCATCCTGGCCGAAGTGTTGCTTATGGTCACTGGTGCGTCTATCTCCCTTTTCAAGTCCTAGTAGAAATCGTGCTAGGCTGTGGCCGTGATTCTTGCCGCCACCCCAAATAGAATAGTATGCGTAAGGTTTGCCTTTTTTGGGAAAACGGACCTGAAGGGAACCTAACGCTTTTACTCTTGGAAGATCGCTTTTGTCAATGACCGTCGTTAGGCCTTGACTTAGGGGTAAAGCTACCTTATCGGGCGGTAGTATCGCGTTCAAAGCATCGACTTTGTTTTGAAGCTCCACGGGAATTTTCTTAAGGCTGCGGCCGCGGTTACCGGCGCCCATCTTGAATCGAGTTTCAGGCGATAAGTTGCGTTTCTGGCCTTTTCTTGCTGATGATATTTTATTCCTGGTCTCTGGTTTCATATATCTCCGATTAAAGTTGGCTATCTAGTAGTTCGGATCTTGTGCTTTTCATTCCAACGTTTAGTGCTTTCTTCTCCCTCAGTAGGTCCGAATGGACCTCCGACTCTAAATAACCGATAAGGTAGTTTAATATAACCGTTTTCTTCGATTGCTAGCTGCTTAGCTTTCTTGATTGCTAAGGTGGCTTCCTTCTCAGCTTTAACTTTCAAATATGCTTCAGGGTACTTTTCTTTCCAAAGCCTTGCTGCCCAATCAATAACAAAGTACGCTATCTTGAACATTCCAGCTAATTTACGCTTAACAAATACATTGTAACTAGGACCATAATATACAGGGCCTATTTTATTTAATACTTCGTCTGATAACTTAGAACTTGTATTCTTAGCATAAGTTTTCTCGACTTCTTTTTTAAGACATCCGCAAGATCTAGTATGTCCACTTTTCAAATTCTGTAATCTACAAGTAAAATGATTTCCACATCGTAAACATAAACAATCAGCCATAATATAAGATTTACCAAAGAAGTTTCTACTTCTATAAGTATTCTCAACTAATATGGCTTCATTATAAGTTTTACCTGCTTCAAGGTCGTTATTTTCGTTTATAGAGCCTAGAGGAGGTCTTCCTCCAGCATGTTTGGGTTTTAAAGGCGCCTTAGGTACGATTTCTTCAAGGAAATCGACCGTAGGCGCACTAGAGGCATAAGGAGTTGTCGTCTGACTGGCCAGCTTTTCGTGTTGTTTTAAGTTCTTCATATAGTAATTCTATAAGTGGAGCTCTGAACTACATTACTGTCTAGTATAGGTGCTTCACGCCGATTTCTCAAACTTCGTTTTGATGATATCAAAATCATTTTTGATGTCGTACATTCAGGTCGGATCAAGTAGTTTCAGTTTAATTGTCTTCGGGTCGGCCCGACGTAACAACCGTACTCCTTTGGATTTCCCCAATAGGACTACGTGGAACCCTCTCACTAATATAATTATACCACGGCTTTTTGGCACTTTTGGCAAAATATGTGATCTAGATCACATTTTGAAAATATTTATTTTCTGCTTCTTTATACTAAACTTTCCTTCTTATTAGAATTCTGGCATAAGGAACAACGACTATTCCTTTTATAACCATATATAAATCACCATCAACTGCCCCTCTTTTTTGAACTTCTTTTCTATACTTTTTATGTTCTTCCTTATATGGTTTTACTCCGGCTTCCAGTCCTAAATTAGCAATACCGATTCCTAATATCTCAAACTGATTAGGATTATATTTCTCTATAAAAGTAATAGGAACTCCCATTACTCCGTAATAATCTACTGGAATGTCTGCTATTTTGTCTACATTTATAGCAAAGAAACTTAACTGTCCTTTTGCTACCTTTGAAGTTCCATAACTTGTAGCGATAAGGCGCTTTAAGCCGAGCGCGGCGAAATTAAGAGCAAAGTATAGAAAGAAATTAGACTCATAAGGATCGTCACAATTACATAAAACAGTCTTACCAAACAATTGATCCTTATAGTAAAATAACTCTTTCTCTACATCTCCCATCCGTGTATAAAACTCATCATTCTTAGCACTCTTAGCTTTAGATAAGTTAGAATTACTGGACATCGATTACCTTTCTTTAATTCGTTTACCTGTGGAGTATATCCTTCAGGCTGAACAAACCTACGAAGAGGTTCGGTATATCCCATAAAGCCATGTTCAATATCTGGAGATATGAACATACCAGCTCCAAGATTCTTTTCATAATAAGCCTTATTTTCCAGTAAAAACCTTAAATAAAAACTTACCTAACTCTACAGCTCCCACTACTACTCCGCTC